ATCTGACCCAACTCTCTTGCCTGCGTCCATTCCCAAGCGTCTCCGCTTTCGACCTTCGCCCGCCCCTTACTCCATCTCCCCTAAAGACGAAATTCTAGGGGCTGTCCTCTTCCAGTCTCTATGCCGAGCCTATCATCGATCCCCGCTCTCCGAAATTCCTTTCGACGAGGCTCTTTTCATCGAATGTATCAATGCCAACGAATTCTGCCAGCTGTCTTCAAAGACCCAATCTGTCATCATGGCAAACGCGAATCGCTCAGACCCAGACTGGCGCTGGTCAGCTGTGCGCATCTTCTCTAAGACCCAACACAAGACAAACGACAACTCTATCTTCGGGAATTGGAAAGCTTGCCAGACTCTCGCCCTCATGCACGACGCCGTTATCCTCCTCCTAGGGCCAGTCAAAAAATACCAACGCATCTTCGACAATCTGGACCGACCCTCCAACATCTACGTCCACGCTGGGCACACCCCCTTCGAACTTTCACAATGGTGCCAAGACCATCTCACAGATCAACCTCATCTCGCCAATGACTACACCGCTTTCGACCAGTCCCAACATGGAGAGGCCGTCGTCCTCGAACGCCTCAAAATGCACCGCCTCTCAATTCCTCAAGCCCTCATTGACCTCCATGTCCATCTGCAAACCAACGTTGACACCCAGTTCGGACCTCTCACCTGCATGCGCCTCACCGGAGAACCTGGAACCTACGACGACAACACTGATTACAACCTCGCTGTCCTCTTCACCCAATACAACATCACTTCCGAAGCCGTCATGGTCAGCGGCGACGACTCCCTCATTGACTCCATTCCACCCCTCAACCAAGCCTGGCCCTCCATTCAGCCACTCCTCTCCCTCCGCTTCAAAATTGAGATAGACAAGTATGCCCTCTTCTGCGGCTACTTCGTCGGCCCTTCCGGAGCTTGCCGCTCACCCCTCGCCCTTTTCACGAAACTCGCCATGGCCATAGACGACAGTACCATCCCGGACAAGCTTGTCAGCTACCTGACTGAGTTTTCTGTCGGACATTCCCTCGGCCAATCCATGTGGAACCTGCTCCCTCTCTCCCACGTCCATTTCCAATCCGCTTGCTTCGATTTCTTCTGCCGCCACGCTCCCCCCGCCCTCAAGGTCGCTCTCAACATCGGGGAAATACCTTCCTCCACCATCAACTCG